CCTGCCTTAGTTGTTATTTTAATTTCGATTTTTTTAATATTGTAATTTTTTGTTAATCAAACATTTCAGGGTCTATTTCCTGTTCAATTTTTTTCTTTGTCGATTTTGTTATTAGCATTTTTTTGAAAAAACCAATGTTGAAGAAATTAACATATATTTCTAGATTGTTTTCTAAAATATTATCATAACCACATTCTTTACCAATTAAAAACCCATAGTTATCCTTGTATAATTTTTTGTTTTTTGAAAATTTTTCATTGTTTTTTTCTGTGTTTTTTATCATGACAACTTTATGAAAATGATAAGTATCTGTATATGTTACATAAAAATTATCATTTCTTTGTGGTAAATAATTATTTAAAATTTGACAATCCATACATAAATGATAAATTAATGTTAAATATATCATTTTCTTTTTCTTTTTTTCCTCATTATCATAATATTTGTCTATTGTTTTTAATATATAAAAATGTTGTTCCGCTGTTATTGTGTTGGAAAAATTTTCATAGAAATTTTTTGTAATATAATCAAATATTATTGGTTTTTTATTTATAATATTTTTTATATATTGTGATGTTACCTTTACAATAGTTGGTTTTTTGTCATGTATAACAACACCTTGAAAAGATATTGTGTCTCTTACTGGTATTGTGGTTGTTGTTGTTTCTTCAAAGTCATCTATTACATCTATTCTATCTTCATCTAATAATCCCTCGTGATATTCATATTCAATATCCACAAAATTATCCAAATCGTCATCATTACTAAGAACAACATCATTGAAATCTTCTTCTTCTTCTTCTTCTTCTTGATTGAGTATAACATCACCATAATCTAATTCCTCGTCAGAGCTTGGTAAATTATATTGTTGTTTTTTGTTCTCTTTTACACTGAAAAACCTCCTCAAATCATCATTTTTTATAAATTTATCAACAAAATTTTTGAGATTATCACACTCAACGAAATATTTTTTTAAAAAATCAAAACCATTTTCATAATTAATGTTTTTGATGTCTTTTTTCGCTAATATTTTGTTCCTCATAATTTTTTCAAACAAATTGTTTTTGAGAAAATCATGAAGATTCACACCTTCGAAAAAATTATTTATTGAGTCGTTTTTTAATTTACAAATTGGATACTGTCTACATTCCCAATATGGTAATGTGAATAATTTTTGTTTACCAACAAAACAAGATAAATGTTTTTGACTCATAATTGGTACCAACAAATTTTTTTCTGGTTTTAATCCTTTTGTGTTTATATGTATCATGTCGTCTGTTAATATTATGGGTAAAATAAATTCCATATTCTGATGATTATAACACCAATCACTTTTTTCGTCAATCATCAAGGCTTTGGGTTTTTTTATTAATACTGCTTTATTTTTTATTATATAATCGTTTAAATTGTAATTATAAAACATTTTGTCAATTTCGTATTCTTTTTTAACGTTACTTAGTTTCAAGGACATTAAATATGCCATTTTGTTTATGTTTTTATTTTTTATATTTGTGTAAAGAACTGGGTTATCATTATCAACTTGTTGGAAAACAAAATTATGATTAAAATATTTAAATTGACAAATTGTTTCACCTTCATATTTATGACCAATAAATCTTGCTCTTTTTATATATTCGTATGTGGAAGAATATACATCATTTGTTAACATAATTGCAATATCATCGTCTTGTAATAACATGTATTTCAAATAAGCAACCATTTTTTGTACATTAATATCTTTCTTTGTAGATGTAAAAAAAGATCTTGTGTAACTACCAAGCACTTCCTTGTAATCCATTATATATTCTTTTTCATCATCTTTATAATAAAAATTTATGTTATCTAGTATTTTTATTATTTCATCATTACTTAAACAATATCTTGTGGATAAAAATGTGTACATCAAGGTTATTGTCTCGAGACATTGTTGATTGTTACTAATTGTATAATATTTTTCCATCAAAAAATGAGGTTTACCGGTATTTGGGTCTTGAACATCTATACTTTCGATTATTTTACATAAATAAGAATTTTCAAGTAAAGTGTTCATTGTCAACTGATCTATTAAATGTTCCTGCAATGTTTGTTTTTGTGCGCAAAACCCGATCATTATTATTGGATTGTATTTTGCAACACACATATCATTGTAAATTGATAAAATTTCAACAATTTTTCTTTTTTTCTTTATACTAAAACTTTTTGTTATTGTTTTAATATCCTTTTCTAATGATATGTCACTAACATATTTTCTATTGTCTTTTTCAAAGTTTGTAGGGTTTAAGATCTTTTGAAGTATTATACCAGGTGAATTGGTTATATCAAAAAACGTTATTTTGTTTGGTGTTTTACAACCAACCATTGGTAATGTTATTTTGTAATTCACAATTTTTAAATTACATTTGTTTAACATGGAATAAATAGTTGCAACACTTGGGTCTGATTTTGTTATTATTCTTAAAATTTCCTTATCTTCATAAACTTTATCATTTTTTGTGCAATAATCAAACATCTCCTCAAAGGATTCTTTTAAACTATACCACTTTGGTTCTTCATTTTCTACAAACTCATTATAAAAAAACCCCATTTTTATTGTTTTTTTACCCACATAACGAGATAATCTCATAGTCATTTTTGTTCTACTTGCTTTTGTGTAAGTTTCAACAAAACTTCTATCGAAAAACTTTATTTTTAACCAGTCAATTAACCTTGTTCTCTCAACAGGTTTTAAAAGTTTATCTGATATATTATTGTTCCAATAATCTTTTACCTTCTCTAAATTTATATCAAAATATTTTTTTATGTCCCTGATTATTTTCACGGTTGTTTCGTGTATGAACCTTGGGCTATAAATAATATTATCAAAATTATCTTGTGTTAACATCAATGTATCTATATCATCGATTTCTATTCCTTTTCTTATTAATCCAAACAACATTTTTCTAGAAAAATCACTGCCATATTTATACAATCTATAATTATTTATGTCACCTTTTGTATATAAGGTGAAAAAAGGTAATTGATCTGGACAACCAAACATTTCTATAGGTAACTCATATGGATTATGTTTAAAATCATTTTTCATATTTTTGTTTAATGAGTATGCTTCACGAACACAATACATGTGACTTTTTTGAAAATAATAACTAAAACTTGCATTACAACCCATTCGAAGACATTCACCTTGTCTTGACAGAGCAGATTCAATATCTTGTTTGTAACCGGTACATGGTAAATTTAAATTTATTTCTTTTGTTTTTTTTATTTTTGGGTAAATCATTTGACCATTAAAAGAAATCAATGAAACAAATTCCATAAACAATTGTTGACAACTAGTTTTCCTGTCACTGTCGTTATACCCATGTAATTTCATAAATAATTTATATAGAGCTCTAAATTTTACAAAATCTTCTTCTTCTTCATAAACAATTATTTGTACATAATCATCTGAGTGTTCTAAATGAAAACATCTTAATTTGGAGTTAGGAAAATAATCCATCCATAATTTTGAAACAAAAACATTGCAAGAAACGGCTTTTATTGAAGAAGCATAATTAAACATACCTTGCAAGAAATTTTGTGTACTTTTTATTTTTGCATTTTTTTTACCATGTGTACCCAAATAATTTGTTTTTTTTGTTGAGGGTAATATTTTTGTAAACACATCAAATGGTATATTTATTTTTTTGTCTGCCCAACAACAAAATGTTGTTCTAACAAGGTTATAAAATCTTTCTGGTAACTTATCCTTTATTGAATCAATCATAGCTATGAATGAACCCATTGTTTCAGCAGCTGACCATTTCGTACAATCTCCATTTACATATTTTAATTTCATTTGATTTTTTTGAGCATATTTTATAGCGTCGTCCATTGTTTGTTGCATTTTTATCATTTTTTTGTCACCTGGTATAGAAATACATTCTGTTGGACATATTGTTGCCAAACTATAAAAAAATTTTTCAACTATTTTTGCAGCTGCTTTAGCACCAATATTTACAACGTAAAATTCTCTTTTAGAACCGTATTGAGATTTGATACATATATCTGCTTCAACATCACCATTTTGTTTTTCAAAAAAATAATCAACCAAATCTTCAACTGTGTTTATGCTTTTATTACTCTCCAATATTTCAATTAAAGTTTCCCAAACCCTTTGTCTTTCTTTTCGTTTGTAAATTTTTGAATCATTTTTTGTTTGATAAATAATGAATTCCTCTGTTTCATCTTGTATTATTTTTTCACCCGGTTGTATTCTATTCATTCTTTTTAAAAACCTCACCATTATCGATCTTCTCATAACTTTATCTTTAACTTCTTCTATTTCTCTATTCAAAGAATGTATAACTGCTTTTGTACTTGCCATCTCTCCTATTGAAAGGGAAAGCACCTCATCCACAATTTTTTGAAAATTTGGTTTTATAGTTTCAACCAAATTTCTGAAAGAATGATGAATAACAGTTGCTGAAAACCCAATTTCATTGTTTTTGGCATACTCTGCGAAATTAAACAAATCTTCTTTTGTTTTTATATAACCTCTTTTTATATGCTCAGGGGTTTTTTCAAACTTATTTTGAAATTCTAATATTGTTTTTATTGCGTTTATTTTCTCATGGTGCATGTTACTTGGTTCTTTTATCGTCAAGACATATATAAATATCTCCTCTATAATTTGTTGTATGTTTGTACAATTATTATTTGTCCAAAGTGATGGTATATTAACAGAACCACCCATACTTTCATTGGTTCTTTTATCATTTTTAAAACTTGGTACAAATATTTGTATACTATTTGTTTGTAAAATCGTTTTTGTTATTAATGGTAACCTTGTTAAAAGTCTGTTTACAACCCAAACCGTTAATACGTTTGAATATGGAGGTGAAAATTTTTGGGTTATAAGTTTTATTAAATTTGTGTATGTTGAAAAAGATGACATATATGCATAACGTGTGTCCATTAAAAATTCAGAAATTTGTTGGGTTGGTGCCAATGAAATTACACTCTTGATTGCGTGCATCTCGTAAATATATTCACAATAATTAGGTCCTAAATCAAAATATTGTGATACTGTTGTTGATAAAACACTATAAAACATATCTCTGGCATATGTACATTTTTCTGGTGTTAATCTTCTCCAGTTAGTCAAGATAAAATAGTATCCATTTGTCAATTTAATTTTAACTGTGTTCCCATATACGGAATTATAATGTTCAGGTTTATCTGTTATTATCATGTTTCTAAAAGCTTTTGAGTTTTCATTATCAATTGATTTGTAACCACCAGTAACAACACATAAAAACAATGGGGAACCACAGTTGAAAAAAGAAATTTCGTCTGGTTTATTTGAAAACGACAAAAAATGCATCAGTTGTGAGTAAGCATGATGATTGAACCATAGAATCTTTGTTGCTTTTTTTTCTAATAAATTTTTCAAAAAATCTCTATATTGATCTATCATGTCTTCCTTTATATTAACACATTCTCTAGAATCTTCAATTTTATAATCTTTGTTCACACAGAAGTCATAATAATCATTCAATTCACCATCAAAATAAGAATCTGTTGTTTTCGTCAAATTATTTATATGATCATCCATATGTGTGGAATAATTCAAAGGTACAGTAGTTTTTAAACCTGGTTTAACATCCTCAGGGTTAAGATTTTTATAAAATTTATTCCCACTTTTTAACCATTCTTGTTTATAGTTTGTGTCAATATTAGTTTTTAAAAACATTGTTTTTGTGCCTGTTATGTAACAATCACCATCTGGAAAAGCAGGTTTTATTACTTCCAAAGCTTGTAAATATTTCCTAAAAGAATAAGTTTGATTAAAAGCTCCTGTTGATTTCAATTTATTATATTCTTTTTTATAATGATCTTCATTTTCAACAAAATGATCATTTTCAAACTTACTTTTTTCAAACTCATTATTTAAACAACCAATCAACTTAATAAATAAGGTTTTTGTAAAAAAAATCTCTGGTGTTCTTTCATCTGGCAAATATTTCAGGATATAATTACAAAAATTTGATATCATTTTTTGTTCACAATTCTTACCAAATAATTGTTGTAAAATATCATCATTTTTTTCGGGATAAAGTAAATAATTTGTTGGTTTAATTTTTATTTCATGTTTATTATTTTCTTCATTGATTGTTTTTTTACAATCTTCATATTTACTATAATCATTTTTTGTATCTTTATAATCATTTAACAAATCGTTTGTACTCATTTCACCAAAAAAAGATAATATATCATCATATTCACCTATATTTGGATTAAATGGATATTTATTTTCCTGTATTTTTTTCATGGTATCAATATTAATTTTAGAGTCCTTTATCACACCTGTATTCTGTTCTATGAAGTTGGGATCAAATGATTTCAATTTTTTATTTTCAAAAAATGTTTTATCAATATTTTCTAATATTTTTTTATAAAAGTTATCATATATATAAATAACATTATTCAAAAACATGTTGTTTAATCTTTCTATGAAAATATTTATATCATTTTTTTTAAAAAAATCATTTAATTCTGTTAATTGGTTATCAACATTTGTTAAACCAAAATTAATTATAAATGGGAAAAATAGAACTAATTTATTTGTAAAATGAGATAAATCATTTAACATATGAAAATATTTATTATATTTTGTTTCCATAGCTTTTGGCACATCTTTTGCAAAACCAACATCTATGAAGACTATTTTGTTTTTGTACTCAAAGTGTAAATCAGGTGTTTGATTGAAACCATAACCCTCATAATCATTATATATTTCATTTATTTGTTTTTCTGGTGAAAATATTTTGTGAAAAAAATTATTTAAAAGTAAATGTAGAGAATCATGTTTTATTTTCATATTAATTTGATAAAACAACCAGTATTTTTCGTCACAATCCAAAACAACATGATCTATTATGTGACGATAAGAATTCAAAAAAGAATTTAAACTTTCAAACGAAACAAATTTTTTATAATCGTCTACACTTTGAATATCGTTCATTTTTAAA